AGTGCCAAAGAGGTCGCGGCTCAGCGCCTCCCGTTTGAGATTACCCAACAATGAATGTCACCGAAATGGAAGTCGCTGTCGATGAGGTGTACAAATCTGTTGATGGTTGGCTTGATGGGGTCGATTATGCAATGGACCCTAACTATTTGCCGTCGCAGTTCGCTTTGGAGTTCGTGACATTCATTAAGCTGGTGAATGGCGGACAAGGCGAAGAAAACGACACGCCTGTGTTGCACTTGCACATGCTCGATGAGATTGAGTTCGTTGAGTACGACGAGAAGGGTGAAGTCAACCGCTTCCCGCGGATTGCCAACATGGTGTTCCGTGGTGCGGCAAAGACCACACTGATGGGGGAATACCTGTTCCTCTACATCGGAATGTATGGCGGGCTGCCGAACTTCGGGCGTATTGAGCTGGCTCTGTACGTTTCCGACAGTATGGAGAACGGCGTTAAGAACATGCGCAAGAACTTGGAGTTTCGTTATGAGAATAGCGATTTCCTCAAGAAGTACATGCCGGCCAAGTCTTCGGACAACCCTGGGGGTACCGAGTTCACGGATATCCGCTGGAAGTTCGTGAACCTGGACGGCAACGTGTTCATCGTCAAAGGCTATGGCGCCAAGACTGGTGTCCGGGGTTCCAAAGAAATGGGCAAGCGTCCGCGTCTTGCGGTGCTCGATGACTTGATTTCCGATGATGATGCACGTTCGCCGACGGTAATCGCCGCGGTAGAGGACACAATCTACAAAGCGGTCGATCACGCCCTTCACCCTGCGCGAAACATGATCATCTGGTCGGGTACACCCTTCAACGCCAAAGATCCGCTGTATAAAGCGGTTGAATCGGGGGCATGGCGGGTCAACGTGTACCCTGTGTGCAATCAGTTCCCTTGTGCAGAAGAAGACTTCCTTGGTGCCTGGCCCGACCGCTTTCCGTTCAGCTTCGTCAAGAAGAAGTTCGATACGGCGATGAAGGTGGGCAAGGTCGATACTTTCAACCAAGAGCTGATGCTTCGCATCATGTCCGACGAAGATCGTCTGATTCAGGACGGCGAGATCAGTTGGTACCGCAAAAAGAACGTGTTGCAGTTTAAATCGAACTTCAACTTCTACATCACCACCGACTTTGCGACTTCCGAGAAGCAATCGGCCGACTTCAGTGTGATCTCGGTGTGGGCGTACAACTACAACGGTGACTGGTACTGGGTGGACGGTATCTGTCGGCGGCAGGACATGTCGGCTAACCTGACTGACCTTTTCTCCTTGGTTTCGAAGTGGCGCCCTATGGGTGTGGGTATTGAGGTGTCTGGTCAACAATCTGGTTTCATTCCTTGGATTCAGGACATGATGTTGCAGAAGAACATCTATTTCACCCTGACCTCGGAGAACAACAGCACTAAGCCGGGTATTCGCCCGAACACCAACAAAATGCAGCGATTCAACACGGTTGTGCCACTGTTCAAGCTGCACAAGATCTATTTCCCCGAAGAGGAAAAGACCACGTCGGTTATGATGGAAATGGTCAACGAGTTGAGTCTTGCCTCGGCAAGTGGGTTCCGCTCGAAGAAAGATGACTTCATCGATACGATCTCGATGCTTTCGGTCATGCGGCCCGTCGCGCCGACGTCTCAGGACATTGAGCAGCGCGAAGGCGGGGGAATGTGGGATGATGACTACGCGCCGGAGCCCGGGGCACTGGCCAACTACTTAGCGTGAGGTATCAATGAAACTGTCCTACATCTTCAGCCAACTGGAAACCAGTGAGCTGAAACAACTGAGCTGTATCGATCCTGTCACCGGCAAGATCAAAGCCGAGCAGTTCCAGGGTATCGTCGATGTGATGAACCAAGGGCTGGTCGATCTGCATACGCGCTTCGATCTGAAGATCGGCAAGGTCGAGGTACCAATTGACCCACTGGTTTCGACCTATGACCTGTCCAAGTTTGACACCCAGGTCCGCGGCCGCTTCCTGCAACTGCACAAGGTCACCGATGAACGTGGCTGTGACCTTCGGGTCAACGACTTCACCGATTGCTCGCTGAGCTTTCGGAGTCCGTTGGTATTTGAGGTGCCGGAGTATCTGCGTACGGTGCACCCGCTGCTGCGCGTGAATGTCTTGTACCGTTCCCTGCCATCCAAGATCGGCGACTGTTATGGGGACATCGACCCGGAATTGATCGAGGTGGATCTGCCCGTGGCCTATGTCTGGGCACTGTGCCTGTATGTCGCCAGCCGATTGCACACACCGGTCGGCTTGACCGACGGAACCTACCGGGTCAATGCCTTCCTTGGTTTGTTCAACGCCGAATGCACGCGATTGGAGGAAGCCGGGATGGATATGGACTTCCAGCGGGACATGGGCCAACTCCGCCGGGGAGGTTGGGCATAAATGAAAAAAGGAGCCAATCGGCTCCTTTCTTTTTGAATAGGTGGCGGGATTGCTCTCCCGCCTGTTCGCGTCCATTCGCATGGCGCAGAATTTATTTACCCGTAGAACCGAAGCCGCTCGCGCCGCGTGCACTGGAATTGGTGAATGCGGCTACAAACTGTAGCTCTGGTGTCGCAACCGGCACAACAATGAACTGAAACAGGCGCTCGCCTGCTGCCCATTGCACATAATCCCCTGAACGTCCTTGAACGTTCACCTTCCATTCGCCTTCGTAGTCAGAGTCGATCACGCCACAGGTATTGCCCAGGCGGATACCAGACTTCACGCCTGCACCTGAGCGCGGCAGAATAAGGGCAACATGACCGGCCGGCACCTTGGCTGCGAAGCCAAGTCCCTGCAATTCTGCATTACCGCTCACGGATGTACCGGCTTTAGGCATATAAAGATCATATCCCGCAGCACCTTCCGTTCCACGGGTTGGTGTGATCAAATCTGGGTGAAGTTTAACGATTTCCACTATGATGCTTCCTTTTCTGGTTTAGGAGATGTGCCAATGGCACTTGATGAACAACAACCGCTCGTTACCAAGAACGAGCATAGCTTAACGGATTGGGTGAAAGAACCAACCCTTACTGAGCTGAAATTGGACGTTGAAGGGTCAAACACCTCTCACATCGCCCAAGTTCAGCAGATTGACACATGGTTGGACTTTCTCCACACCAAGGGCAAAGGTGCCGCGCCTGCTATCAAAAACAAGTCTCAAGTGCAGCCAAAGACGATTCGTCAGCAGGCAGAGTGGCGATATGCTTCGCTGTCCGAGCCTTTCCTCTCGTCCCCGGACATCTTCGAGCTGAAGCCAGTGACCTGGGAAGACCGGAATGCTGCGATCCAGAACGGACTGTTGCTCAACAACCAGTTGAACACCCGCATCGACAAACAGCACTTGGTCGATACGATGGTGCGTTGTGCCGTGGATACCGGTGTGGCTTTCCTCAAAGTCGGCTGGAAACGGGAGACGAAGAAGTCGAAGCGTATGGTTCCGCAGTATGAGCTGACGCAGAACCCGGAATACCTGCCGATCATGCAGGAACTCGACGCACTCAAGGCCGAATCTCCTTCGCAGTATTACGAAGTGGACGAAGGCTACCGTCTTGCCCATGAAACCTACGAAACCGATGGTATTCCCTACGCACCATACCAAGTAGGGATGATCTCGGAAGAATACGAGGAAGTGTTGGCGAATCACCCCACTTTGGAAGTGGTATCGCACAAGAACTTCATCGTCGATCCTTCCTGCAACGGTGTACTGGAAAACGCCGGGTTCGCGGTGCACAAGTTCCTTTCCAGTCAGGCTGATCTGAAAAAGGACGGACGCTACAAGAACCTCGACAAGATCAAGGCAGATCAGTCGAATCCGCTGTCTGAGCCTGACTACGCGGTAAATGCGAAGGACAAGACCTTCAACTTCGCAGACAAGGCGCGAACCAAGTTTGTGGTGTACGAATACTGGGGTTACCGCGATGTTCACGGTAAAGGTGACCTGACTCCGTTCGTTGCAGCCTGGGCCGGCGATGTTCTGATCCGTATGGAAGAGAACCCGTTCCCTGACAACGCAATTCCGTTTGTGGCGATCTCCTATCTGCCAGTGTTCGAATCGGTCTACGGCGAGAGCGATGGCTCGCTTCTGATTGAAAACCAGAAGACGATCGGTGCAGTTCAGCGCGGAATGATCGACGTATTGGCCAAGTCGGCCAACGGCCAGACCGGTATCGCCAAAGGCGCACTCGATGCGGTGAACCAACGCAAGTTCGAAGAAGGGCGGGACTATCAGTTCAACCCGGGCAATGACCCGCGTACGGCGATCCATACCCACACCTTCCAAGAACTGCCGACCTCGGCGTGGCAGATGGTGCAGAGTCAGAACCAACAAGCGGAGGCCATGACCGGGGTACAGGCTTTCTCTGCTGGTTTGAGCGGTTCGTCCCTGGGTGATACGGCAACTGGTGTGCGTGGCGCGCTTGACGCTGCATCTAAGCGTGAGTTGGGCATTCTCCGGCGTATGGCCGCAGGTGTGGTGAAGGCAGGGCGCAAGATCATTGCGATGAACGCTGTGTTCCTCGACGACCGTGAGGTTATCCGGGTTACCAACGATGCGTTCGTAGAGATCCGTCGTGATGATCTCCCTGGCAACTTCGACATCAGCCTGGGCATCTCGACGGCTGAAGAGGACAACGCCAAGGCACAAGAGCTGTCGTTCATGCTGCAAACGGTAGGTCCGAACGCTGGCTGGGGTGTGACTTCACTGATCCTGTCGGATATCGCACGTCTGCGCAAAATGCCGGACTTGGCGAAGAAGATTGCGGACTATCAGCCGGAACCGGACCCAATCGAACAAGCCAAGGCTCAGTTGGAAGTTGCACTGCTACAGGCGCAGATTGCTACCGAACAAGCCAAGGCCGCGCACTATGCAACGGGCGCTCAGCTCGCCAATGTGAAACAAGGCACCGAAGTTGCGAAAGCCAACGCATTGAATGCGAGTGCTGACAAAACTAACCTCGACTTCCTCGAACAAGAGGCAGGTGTGGCACAAGAGCGCAACTTGCAGGCACTTGACCGTCAAGCTGAAGGTCAGGCACGATTGCAGGCAGTTCAGTCGGTTATCCGTCAACAAGAGGCCAGCCAAATGAATAAACCTAGCGCTTCGTAACGACAATCGGTAATATCCGGGACTTCTCACGAAGTCCCCTCTAATTTCACCAAGGAGCATCCCAAATGGGCAATGCCATCAAAGAAATCGAAGTAACCATCGAACAATGCAAAGAGGTTGTCGAACGCGGCAAATCTCTCGAACGCCTGCTCAATCACCCCGATTTCACCTCGCTCATCATGAAAGGTTACATGGAGCGCGAGTCGCACCGTCTGACCCTGCTGTTGGCTGATCCGGCATGTGAAACTCCGCAGGCCCGCGACAATGTCGTGCGTGACCTGTCTGCCATCGCACAATTGAATGCATTCTTCCGCACCGTGCGTACTGCCGCCGATGTTGCACATCGCTCCCTGGTCGAACACGAAGAGTTGCTGCAAGACAAACTCGTCGAAGACTTGGAGGCCTAAGCCATGTCCGACTTCCTGACGATGTCCGATGCTGACTTCATGGCGCAAGGCGCTGGCAAGTTGGCCGAAGTTCAATCGGCGGCTGCTGTTGAAGCCCCTGCCGCAGAGGAAACTTCCAATGCAGATGCCACCGCTGCTGCCCAAGTACTTGCCGCCGAAGAAAGCAATGCAGTTGATGATGCTGCAAATGTTCCCGCAGAAACAAACCAAGAAGGCGAAACGCAGGACGAAGGGGGCGAGCAGGAAGAAAGCAATGCACTTGCAGACGATACTGATCCGAATGACCAAACGCAGCCAGAACTGGGCGCTGATGGTCAACCAGTCACCAAGCCAGAAGTAAAGAAGGGCGAAGCTGAGGCTTCTAACACTGGTTTGCCGGAAGGCGCTGAACGTATCTTCGCAACTATCCGTGCGAATGGTCGTGACATGCAAATCAAGACTGTGGACGAGGCGATCCGTCTTATTCAGATGGGCGCCAACTATTCGCAGAAAAACGCAGCGAACAAGAAGAACTTGTCATATGTGAAAGTTCTTGAACAAAACGGCATGCTTGACCATGAAAAGTTGGCCTTTGCTGTTGACTTGATGGCCGGAAAGCCCGAAGCTATCGGCAAGTTGCTGAAAGACTCCAAGATTGACGTTCACGACATCGACGATGACAAAGTTGCAGCCTACCGCGCAGAATCTCGCGCACCTAGCGCAGCAGCTATGGACCTCGACGAAGTTGTAGCAGAAATCGAAGGTACTACTCACTTCACTCGCCTTGTTGGCGAAATGAAGACTTGGGATCAAAAGTCCCAGGCATTGTTGGGTAGTCACCCGCAAGCGCTGAAACAGCTCACTGAGCAGATGGAATCTGGCGTTTACGACAAGATCATGGACGAAGTCAATCGGCAACAGGTATTGGGGGCGATGACAGGTGTGCCGGTAATGCAGGCATACAACGAGATCGGTCAGAAGATGGCTGAAGCTGGTGCTTTCGCCGCCCCGGCACCGAAGGGTCCAGTAAAGAAGCTGGTCACTCCGGGCAAGAAGACTTCGCCGGCCACGAAGGCCGATGAGGAACGGCGTCGCGCTGCTGCCCCATCGAAGGGTGCAACGACTGCAACACAAGAAGCGAAGAAACCTGACTTCCTCTCGATGAGTGATGCAGAGTTCTTGAAGCAATCCAAACCGTAATAAGGAAAACCCGCGATGGCAGCTCCAAATACTTACACTCCGGCTTCGTATAATGCCCCACCGGGCACGCCTTCCAGCATTGGCCCACAGGCCTATGAAGAGTATCACCAGAAGCAAGCGCTGATCGAAGCGCGCCGTGAGCAGTTCTTCACCCAACTGGCCGACGTTACCGTCATGCCGAAAAACATGGGCAAGAAGATCACCAAGTTTCACTACATCCCACTGCTCGACGACCGCAACGTCAACGACCAGGGTATCGACGCGAACGGCGCGACCATTGCCAACGGCAACCTGTACGGCTCCAGCAAGGACATCGGTGTCATTACCGGTAAGCTGCCGGCCCTGACCGAACACGGCGGACGCGTTAACCGCGTTGGCTTCACCCGGATCGAGCTGGAAGGCACTCTCGAGAAGTTCGGCTTCTACGAAGAATTCACCCAGGAATCCCTGGACTTCGACAGCGATGCCGAGCTGGACATGCACATCACCCGTGAAATGGTGAACGGCGCTCACCAGATGTCCGAAGCTGCTCTGCAGATCGACATTCTGAACGCTGCCGGTGTGATTCGTTACGCTGGTGATGCAACTTCCACCGTCACCCTGAACAGCGGCGACGTTGTCACTTACGACGACCTGTTGCGTCTGGGCATCCAACTGACCAACAACCGTACTCCGCGTACCATTACGCAGATCAACGGTACCCGTCTGACCGACACCCGCACCATCCCGGGTGCACGTCCTCTGCATTGCGGCTCCGAGTTGATTCCGACTCTGAAAGGCATGAAGGACATGCACAATAACCCTGCATTCATCTCGGTTGAGAAGTATGCAGCCGGTGGTGAAACCCTGATCGGCGAAATCGGCCAGATCGATGAGTTCCGCATCATCATCGTGCCGGAAATGCTGAAGTGGGCTGGCGGTGGCGCTCTGGTCACCGACGCGCTGTATCACGACAACGGCGTCAACTACGACGTGTTCCCGATGCTCTGCATTGGCGACGGTTCGTTCACCACCATTGGTTTCCAAACCGACGGCAAATCGGTGAAGTTCAAGATCATCAAGAAGCTTCCGGGCGTTGAAACTGCTGACCGCCTGGACCCGTACGGCGAGATGGGCTTCATGGCCATCAAGTGGTACTACGGCTTCATGACTCTGCGTTCCGAGCGCATTGGCCTGATCAAGACCCTCGCCCTGTTGTAATGGCAAGGTAAAACCACTTGGGGAGCTTAGGCTCCCCTTTTGGGTACAACTCGCACCGTTTCGGGAGAAACGCAATGTCTGAAGTAAACGATGTACCTGATGAACTCGAATCGCTCAAAGCCCGAGCTACTAAGCTGGGGATTACTATTGACGGTCGTTGGGGCGTAGAAAAGCTCCGCGAAGTCGTAAACGCTGCATTAGGCAGTCCCTCCGCTCCTTCTGAAGTGCGCGAGCCTGCTCCCACGGCAGTTAAAGCATTTGAAGCACTAGGCGTTAAAAACATGTCTCTCACCCCAGAAACTCCTGTTACCCCACTGCCGGCTTCCGCCGCCGTAGCTCCAGTAGCTGCACCTGCTCCCGCCGTTAAAGCGGTCGAGCAAGCGCCTGCTGTCGTGAAAGAAGCGCCGGTCGAGAACGAAATCAAATCCCCGGTTGAAGTCACCAAGATGCCTTCGCTGGCTGATGCCATGCTGGTAAAGGAAGTGGACACCGGTCCTGAATCCGAAGGCCAGAAGAAGAACCGTCTGCGGCGTGAAGCGATGGCCCTGGTGCGCGTGCGTGTGTCCTGCATGGACCCGCAGAAGAAGAACCTGAAGGGCGAACTGCTCTGCGTATCGAACAAAAACTTCGGTACCGTGCAGCGTTTCATTCCGTTCA